GGTTTCCTTGGTAACCCTGTGGACCTTGGCTTCCGGTAGCACCAGTTGTTCCTTGGTACCCCTGTGTACCTTGAGGCCCAGTTGAGCCAGTGGCACCAGTAGTTCCTTGGTACCCCTGAGGACCCTGGGCCCCAGTAGAACCCTGCGAACCCTGCGCACCAGTTGAACCCTGAACACCTTGAGGGCCAGTAGCACCCGTAGCTCCAGTCGTACCTTGCGTACCCTGCGCACCCGTAGCACCTTGGTACCCCTGATATCCCTGTGGTCCCTGAGCACCAGTAGCACCCGTAGAGCCTTGTGCTCCGGTGGCTCCTTGTGTACCTTGTGTACCAGTTGATCCTTGGTAACCTTGTGGGCCTTGTGCGCCGGTGGCTCCCGTTACACCCTGGAATCCTTGGTTACCCTGTGTACCCTGCGTACCTTGTGTCCCCTGTGTACCAGTGGCACCAGTGGCACCTTGTACACCCTGGAAGCCTTGGTTGCCTTGTGTACCCTGTACGCCCTGCGCACCCTGAGCACCCTGCGCTCCAGTAGCACCGGCGGCAGTGATGAGGTAGGCGTTAGCGATAACCGATGGAATTGCTGGGCCAGTGGTAGGCGATGAAATGGCGAGAAGCGTTACTGACGTGGAGTTAGAAGTCCAGTAGATTTCGAAGTAGTCGTTAGCCGCAGCAGTAACCTGCCATTCCCAAGCGGCCACCTTGTCCGAGTTCTGCTTGTCCATTGTGACATCGGTGTTGGACTGAACAACGTCTGTACCGTTCTTGCGGAGCCAGATAAGAACTTGGTCAGTCGAGTTGTCGGTCTGGGTTAACTGAGCAGAGAAGTTGATTCCGTACTGTCCAGCGTAAGCGAACGTAATACGAGAGCCGGAAGCGATGGAGACACCGGCCTGCTGGTACGTACCATTGAAAGTAATAGCCTGACCCGTGTTGGCCGTGGTGAGCGTCTGGGTAGAGGTCGAGTAATACGAACCGTAGTACGCCGAAGTTCCACCAGCACCTTGAGGACCGATGTTTCCCTGATAACCTTGGTAACCCTGATAGCCCTGATTACCTTGGGTGCCTTGGTAGCCTTGTAGACCCTGCGAACCTGTTGATCCTTGTGTACCTTGGAAGCCCTGGTTACCCTGCGTTCCTTGTACGCCTTGGAATCCCTGCGTACCTTGTGGACCAGTCGAGCCTTGTGCGCCCTGCGAGCCAGTTGCACCAGTGACACCCTGATAACCCTGCGTTCCCTGAACACCCTGTGTCCCTTGGAAGCCCTGCGTACCTTGAACACCCTGTGAGCCGGTCAGACCTTGGTTACCCTGCGTACCCTGATTACCCTGCGTGCCCTGTGAGCCTTGTGCACCAGTCAGACCTTGGTAGCCCTGTGGACCCATTGAGCCTTGGACACCTTGGCTACCTTGGGCACCTGTAGCTCCGGTGACACCTTGACTACCTTGGTAGCCTTGCGTTCCCTGAAATCCTTGTGTACCCTGCACGCCTTGGGTTCCTTGGACACCTTGAGTACCCTGAAATCCCTGCGTACCCTGATAGCCTTGGTATCCCTGTGGGCCACGTGTAAGGATAAGTGAGTCGTCGTATGACCAGTACCACTGAGCGTTGGTTGATCCGATTGGGTACTGTACGCCGATGTAGAAGTCGGTGTTGACGGTGACCGTCATCTCCCATTGGCCAGGCCCACCCCATTGGGTTCCGGTGGTAACGGGGCCAAAGTAGTCAGTGCCGAGAACGAGTGCGCCACCCGTGCCAGAGCCACCCGTAGTAGGGGCGGGCTGACCAGCGGTGGGTGGGGCAGAGAAAAGAGAAGCCTTGTATGCGTAGACACCTGCGCCGTTCAGGAAGCCCGAAGGACCTGCGACTGTACCGGAGAGCAGATATGTGGTCATTAAACAGTTTCTCCTGCGTTCACAGCCTTTTGAGCCGCATCGTACCTAGCACCGATCTTGGCGTTGCCACCAAGGTTCATGCCTGTTTCAATTTCCCAGCGTGAGCCAGCTCGCTTCTCAAGTGCCGCAGCACCCTTGACCGACTTGGGCTGTACGCCGTCTTTACGTAGACGCTTGTATGCCGCAGCGTCCTTATGCATAATCTCTGTATTGCGCTCTATACTGGCCGCTTCTGAGCGGGTAGGCATAGACGATGCCGCAATGGATACGGAGCCGTAGAATCGGCTTATAGGGCCGTTACAGACCTCGCAGACGGTAAGAGCGTTGTCGCTGAACGACTGCACCACTTCGGTGAGCGTTTCGCAGGTGTCGCACTTGTAGTCGTAACGAGGCATTAGAAGCAATCTCCATATCCAGCGGCAGTCAAAGCAGCCTTCTCAGCGTCAGTAACCTGACAGACGTTCATATACACTTTAGTGATATATGGGTTCTGGCTAACCGTAACGGTTTCAGGTACCGGCGGGTTTACTTCAAAGTTAATGAAGTAAGACGTTGAGTAAGGCGCTGAAGGGTCATACGGATTGTACGGATACGGAATGTTCGTATTCGAGTTCTCCGCAGTTGCCGTGTCTTGTACGAAGGTACCGTCAGAGAGTGCAAAGACCATGACGTACCGTGGACGGTTCGGGAAGTAACGCCACAAGCGCCTTGCCTGACCATACGTGTCAGGAAGGATAGGTGGGTTATCCTTGACAATAGGTGGCGTAAAGGTGTGAAGTGCCACCTAGCGCCTACTTCTTTTTGCCGGTAGCTCCAAGACGGGCTGCTGCCTCGGTGTCGGTAAGACCACGACCACCAGTTACCTGGGCGTCTGCGCCAGGCATTGAAGGTGAGCCGACTGGCTTGCTTACACGGGTGTAGCCACCGTTCTGTGATTCAAACAGAATACTGTTAGCAGCGAAGTCGATAGGAGTTCCCGCTGGGCGTCCGTCTACGTCAAACTGTGCGTCGTACTTGCTGGCCATTAGTTTTCTCCGTAGGTGCGAAAGCCAACTACTTCAGGAGCGTCAGCGTCCGAGCCGTATTCGATCTTGGTGATGCCAGTAACCAATGGGGCGGTGCCAACGAAACGGTTGGTGTTGGCCTCTACGCCACGGTTGGCTGGGCCAGTCGTTTCGGTTGAAGTTACTGGGGTGGGAATGATTCCTGTGTCGATTGTGTTAGGGGCGGTACTGCGAAGGTCATATTCGCTAACCTGCTTAAATCCGGCGCGTGATTCCATTATTGTGCTTTCTTTGTCATGTCGCAGCAACCGCAGTAACATGCGTCTGGCTGCTGGTCGTACTTACCGAAAGCAGCGTTGTTGGCTGCGGCACGGGTCGCACGGTTTGGTAGTGGGGTTCCTGCTGGCATTGCGGATTCTGGTCCGCGGGTTAAGCCAAGTCCGGTAGGTACGGTCATGATAGTTTTTCCTCGCTAGTGTGTTGGTCCTTGAGGGACACGAGGTTGCCGTGGAGATCCGTTAGCCGACCACAGTTGAGACAAAATATCTCATCTATGCCAGCCTGTACGTCCCTGCTTCCGCAGTTCTTACATGCACGGGGCCACGACAACGCTCGTATCCTCTCTAGTTACTGGCTACTAGGCCAGTGGTGAGCCGGACTCACCGAGGTCTACTGCTGGCTCGTAAGCGGTTCCAGTACCAGGTGTGGTGCTGATGTCGCCACCAAGGAGCGAAGCTGACTCGATGCGGATTACTGAAGCCTGACGGAAGATTCCGTAAGCACCAAGCCAGTACCAACCCATTGGTACGAAGCGGCGCAGACGGTCAGTGACAGGACCAGGTACTACGTGAGGGAAGGCACCGTTGCCGTCAACGTATGAGTGAGCCTTGGCAAGAGCCTGGCGACCAACGATGATGGTTCCGTAAACGTTCGTTGAAGAAGCGCCAGCACCCTGGAATACAGGAGCACGTGGGGTTTCGATCCAACGGACGCCTTCGAAGGCACCGAGTTCACCGTTCCAGATTTCACCTGGCTGAGCGTATACGTGTGGTGCACGCCAACCCTGAATGTTCGAACCTGAAACAGTTTCGCCCTGAAGGTCTGCAACGAGGTCTGGGTGAATGTAACCAACGTACATTCCACCGAAGGTAGGAACGTTCTGAGCACGGAGACGAGCACGAGCAACGCGAATGTCAAGTGATGACAAGGTGTTGCTTGAGGTCACACCGGCACGAGTCGTCACCGAGGTCTGGAGCGAGGTAGCGCCAAGGCCTGATGCGTACTGTACGTTTGTACCGCTGTCGAGTGCAGCACGAGCAATCGTGTCGATTGAAACACCAGCGTTGTAACCAACTACGTTAGCAACGATTGGGTCAATGTCAACGAATGACGTTCCACGCAACTTGGCAGTGGTAAGAACACCGTTACCGTATTCAGCCAAGGTCAACGCTACGGTTGAGTCTGACATTGCAACAGTGGTGATGTCGGTTGTTTCGGTGAGTGCCGTGGTTGAAATCGGCAGGTCGTTCACGATGGTGAACTGTACCGAAGCACCAGGCATTGATTGAGCGGTAGGCTGAACGTCAGCTACAGCGTCAAAGTAAAGCTCAGGACGCAGAGCGAAGTACGCCATGCGGTCATAAGCGGCTTTGGAGAAGTCAAGAGTTGAGCTTCCCGTGGGGTTGTCTGAGTAACCGTCAATGGCCATTTCAAACTCGCTTTCTAGTTAGTGGTTTAACGCACGTTCCTAGAAGTCCAGACACCCAGCTTTTCGTACTGGGATTCTGCCACGATCTTCATAGCCTCTTCGGGGCTTGTTGCCTCTTGGATACGGGATAGGAATTCCTGACCTAAATCAGGGCCTACTCCTGACGTACCAATCGTCGCACCTTGGGCACGACGCAGAGCATCAAGTTCAACGTCACTTGCAGCGGGTGGGGCTTCCTGTGAGGTGGAAAGAATACCGTACTCTTCTGCGGCCTTGCGGATTGCCTCTACTGAGGAATCTCCGTCATAAGCCTTGCGGAGTAAAGCACCTGCACCAGTCTCAGGAATTCCAGCCTTGGTGAACTGTAGTTCAAGCTTTTGCTTTTCTAGTTCAGCCCTTGCTGCTTCAAGTTCCTTACGGGCCTTGTCGGCTTCTCGCAACTGACGCCGGATATTCGGGTCTAGTGGCTGGTTGCCTTCGTTGGCTTCGTCAAGTTCGTTGTCGAATTCGGACATGTTGATCGCTCCTTCTAGGTACGCGCTTTGTTCAGAGGAAAACAAAACGGATAAATTGTGCACTTTACGCACCAATGGACGCACTTCCCAATGGCGGGTTTGGTGAACAGCTCACCCGTGCGCTAACGGGGCCGAACTCCTACTGGTAATGATAGCACGATTACGTGCGAGCAGAGCCTAAGCCCGTAACACCCTTGGCGGTTTCTGCGAACCCACCGCCCTTTTCGAACGGAGCAACCTTGCCCTGTTCAGCCCTAGCCACTTCCATTTGCGCTGCGGTCTGTGAAGTGCCCCCAAAGCCCGCTATTTGGCTTCCAATGAGGGTTGTGGTGTCAACGGTAGGGGCAGTCTGCCCTGGGGCGTTCTTGGTCAATACAGTGTCCTTAGCGGCCGTCTGAATTGCCTGCTGTGCCTTGCCCAGTGTGAACTGGCTGTACGGATCGGTCGAAGCACCAGTGGTAGCGGCGACTCGTACCATCTCACCTAGGTTATTAGCCATCTCTGGGGTGAAGCCCTGAAGCCCTGCGGTCTGGGCGTTGTATTGGAGATTAGCGCCAAGAGCCTGACGAGCCAGAGCGGGTTCAGCCTTGGCTGGGTCAAGGAAGTAGGCGAGTAGGCCACCAGTGCCAATGCCGTGCTGTTGGGCAAACTGAGCCTGAATGTTGGTGGGCAGGGCGGCTACGGCGTTGTATCCGTCAGCAATACGGCGGGAAAACTCAGCCGCAGATACGTCACCAGAGACAAGGTTGGTTATTTCCTTGGGCGACAAAAAGCCCTTGGGAAGCCCAGCGTTGTCAGCGGTCTGCTGGTATGCCGTGGTAAGGGCTAGGTATGAGGCCTCGGTCAGTGGCTTGGAGTTAGTCTTAGCCGCATTTGCCTGCTGTTCCTTAAGCCCAGGAAATGCCTGGTCATAGGGGGAAACGCCGGTCTTGGGGTCCTTGTAATTACGGACCATGTTCATCAGCTCTTTGCTGTTGGTGATGCCGTCCTTAAACACCCACTGGTCAATAAGGCCAGCCATGTTCTCCAGCCCCCATGAACTCAGGGTTGTCTGGAGTGTGCTGTCAGCGGAAATCTTGGCGTTGGCAGTTGAGGTAGCCGCAGCCATAGTCTCAATGGCGCCAGGAATACCAGCGACACCTTGAGCAATCATCTGGTCGGCAGGGCTGATGCTTGAGCCAGTAAGGCTTAGGGCACCGGCAGGAATCTTACCTAGCCGTCCACCGTAGGTTGGTTGCTGAGCCAGCGTGACAACACGGGAGAAGTTGTTGACAAAGTTGTCATACGTTTTCTTGTTGGAACTGGCAAAGTCCGAGGCGTTCAGGCCGTAGGGGGCAACCACCGCTTGGAGCAATTGTGCAGCCTTTTGTGGGCTATTTGTGGCGGCCAGACCTTCAGCGTAAATACCGTTGATGATGTCCTTGGTCGTAGCACCGCTGGCCTTGATTGGTGCACCGTCAGGGCCGGTGGTACCTAGTTGGCTAATAATCTTTGTAATGTCCGACTGGGACATGCCAGCGTTGGCAAGGCTCTTAGAGAGTTGATCTGCTGGTGGGAAGTACAGTCCGGTAGAACTTGCGGCATTTAGGAAATCGCTAAGAAGTGACATTACATGGCTCCTTCTGGTGCTGGGGCTGGCTGGGCTACAGAGGCTTCAGGAGCCGGTCCTTGGCCCATTTGAGGCGTTGCTCCACCGGCCATGCCCATTTCTTGGGCGAGTCCCTGTAGGACGCTAGCGACCTTCTCCTGTGCGGCTGGGGTGCTCTTCCAGTCAAAGCCAGGGTGGGTCTGAATGTGACCCTTCCACTCGTCGAGGCTCATTGGACTAGGGCGTCCAGTCTGGGGGTCACGTCCACCAGTGAGGGCGGCAGAGGCCTTGGGGTCTGTCATGAAATTAGGCTCGGCGTTCTCACCAAGCATTTGCTTAGCCACCTGACGGTAGGGGTCGAGAAGGTAGGCAGTCTTGATGCCCGCCTTAATCTGTGGTGCCAGACTTGGGTACAGGCCTTGTGCTGCCGTCTTGAGGTAATCCTCAAAAGCCTTAGCCTTCTCTGGCGT